AGGCGATCTTGATGCTGCGGAAGAGGTTCTTCTCTCGTACTACGAGAGGAAACAGCTTTCCCAGCAAGCCAAGCAGTCGGAGCGCAAAGCTAAGCGCGACGCTGATCTAGCAAAAGGTACGCTGGAGAGCGGTAGCCCGGACTCCCCGGAGTCGGACACTACCTTCTCCCGACGCAAGCTGCTTGACCTCCGCATCCGCGCCAAGCGCGGGGACCGGAAAGCCAAGGAGTTTTTGTCGGATAACCAGTCCGAGATTGCACGTGCTTACGCTGAGGGTCGTCTTGTCGATTGACTCTTTTTAGTTAGGAGCACTTAACAATGGCACTTGGAACTAACCACGTAACTATCACTGAGGCCACTGCGGCCACTCGGACTCGCTCCAACTCCGCGTTTGTACCGGAGCTGTGGAGTGACGAGATCATTGCTGCATACAAGTCCAACCTTGTGATGCAGCCCCTTGTCGTCACGATGAACCATCGTGGTCGCAAGGGTGACACGATCCACGTCCCCCGTCCGAACCGCGGCGACGCTTCTGCAAAGCAAGCCGAAACCCAAGTCACGCTGATCGCCAACCAGGAGACGCAAACCGCCTACCTGATCGACCAGCACTTCGAGTACAGCCGCCTGATCGAGGACATCGTGTCCGTGCAGGCCGACGACTCGCTGCGGGCTTTCTACACCGACGACGCTGGCTACGCTCTCGCGAAGAAGGTTGACTCCTTCATTCACGACAAGATGGCTCGTTTCGCAGGTGCAGATGCCGCTCCCACCACCGCTGCTTCCAGCGATTACGCGAAGGCAGTGATCGGTACGCCCACCGCGGGCGCCCTTGTGGCATGGGACGGCTCCGCCTCCACCAACACGGGTAACGGTGCAACCATCACGGACGAAGGTATGCGTCTGATGATGCAGCAGCTTGACGACAACGACGTGCCCTCCATGGGTCGTGCTTTCGTCATCCCGCCCGTCGAGAAGCGCAAGATTCTCGGCATCGACCGTTTCACCATCTGGAACCAGATCGGCGAAGGCGGTATGGACAACGCAGCCCGCACGGGCTACGTGGGTGACCTCTACGGGGCCACCGTCTACGTCTCCAGCAACTGCCCCACGGTTCTGGCAGACGACAGCTCCACGGCTTACCGTGCAGCAGCCTACTTCCACAAGGAAGGTGTGGTGTTCATTGAGCAGCTCGCTCCCCGCACCCAGACCCAGTACAAGCAGGAATGGCTCGGTGACCTCTTCACCGCTGACACCCTGTTTGGCGGCGGTCTGCTCCGTCCGGAAGCAGGTATCGCAGTGGTTGTGCCGAGCTAAGGCACTGTAAGACGAAGCCCCCTCCTTCGGGAGGGGGTTTTCCTTCAAACGGGAGGGGCCTTTAGATGGCAACAACTCAGCTTCAAATGGTCAACAGGCTCCTGCGGCGTTTGCGGGAAGACACCGTTACGGGTACCACGGACAACACCTACTCACAGCTCTTGGCAGAGATCGTGGCAGACTGCTACGAGGAAGTGCTGGACGAGCACAAGTGGGAAAGCCTCAAGCACCTTGTCCACGTAGACATTTCCGCCGGGACGGTGGAGTATCGCTTGGACGCCAAGGTCAACAACAGCGGTAACATCCGCAACAGCGACACCCGCGTCCCCACGGTAGACTCAGAGCTGCTGTTCTTCAACGGCGATATGCCCGAAGTCTATATGTACGACAGCGACGCGGACGACAGCCCGTCGCCCCTTACCTTCCTTTCCCCCGAGGCGTTCCGCTACCAGAAGTCTCTTGACCGGGACAGCACGGAGACGGAGCCCTACTACTTCACGATCTTCCGCAAGGCAGACGCCACCAACGGTCGGCGCCTGTTCATGGAGATCTACCCCTCGCCTACGGCATCCCGCGTTATCGAGCTGATGTTCTGGACGAAGCCAGCCCGACTGGCCTCGGACGGCACGACGGATAACGTCACCTTCCTGATCCCTGAGCGCCCCGTGTTCCAGCTTGCGTATATGTACGCGCTGAACGAGCGCGGCGAGGAGCTTGGGGAGCCCGGCAACCTTGCCGAGCGCCGCTACATTGAATCTCTTGCTGCGGAGCTGGAGAAGGAGATTGACGCCTACGTCAGGGCAGACCGCTACGAGTGGAGACGTGACTGATGGCAGAGCGTATGCACGGAGGGGCACCGCTCCTGCACATACCGCTCAACGCACCGGCCTTTAGCGGACTTAACTCCCAGGCTTCTGCGGCTATCCTAGGCCCGGAGTGGGCCACGCGGCTCGAGAACACCGTGCTGGACCAATTCTCCCGACTCAGCGGTCGTAAGGGTATTGAGAAGCGCAACACGTCCACCCTTACGGGGGACATCAAGTTTATTTTTGAGCATTACGATGCTACGGCAGATGCTTATCACCTGCTGGCGGTAGTTGATACGTCTGGAACGGTAACTATCCGCAAGTCCACGGACTACGGCGCTAACTGGACCGACGTATCCGGCACAGCCACGCTTTCCGACCCCAATATGCTCTTGGTGGAGCTGGGTGGTGACGTTATCGGCCTCCAGGACGGCGAGACTCCGATCATCTACAGCGGTACGTCCTTCAGCAACGTCAGCGCGTCCAATATGCCCGAGTACAACGTCGGGTGTGCTGCTTTCGGGCGTATCTGGTCCAAGCGCAGCGCCACCACCGTGGCGTACACGGGGCTCCTTGATCCAACGGACTGGAACGCTACGGGTTCTGGAGAGATCGACCTGACCTCCGTTTGGCAGAACGGGGACGTGGTTACTGCAGTGTCCGAGTTTAACGGCCAGCTTGTGATCTTTGGTCGCCATCACGTAGTGATCTACGACGATAGCTCTGGAAGCGAAGTCGGCCTAGATCCGGCTAACGCGGTATTGCAAGACATCATCTCTAATGTGGGCTGCATAGCTCGCGACAGCATTCAAGTGGTCAACGGGGATCTTTGGTTTCTTAGCGACAGCGGCGTACAACGCCTTAGCCGCCTTATCGAGACGACCAACAACCCCCTGAACAATATTTCCAACAACATCCAAGACGACTTGCAAAGCCGCGTTGCTAGCGCAACGAACTTTGACATCAAGAGCGTGTACAGCCCGCGGGAGCGGTTCTACCTGCTTGCGATTAGCGAGGGGGCTGGAGGAGAGACGGGAGTTACCTACGTCTTTGACACGCAGGGCGCCTTGCAGGACGGCTCTTATCGCGTGACAGGCGTGTGGAACAACCTTGTTCCTCGTGCTGCGGTGTACGGAAACGACCAGAATCTTTACATGGCAGTGAAGGACAAGTCTGGCTACCTGTACATCTACCAGGGTTACGACGACGACGGCGACGCCTACGTCGTGAACTACGAGTCGGGTTGGAACGACCTTGAGTCCCCCAACCTGAAGATGTTGAAGCGGATCAACGGCCTGCTGTACGTACAGTCAGAAACGTCGGTAACGTTTAAGTGGGCATGGGATTTCAAGACAAACTTCAAAAGCGGGACTGTCACCTACCCAGCTAACGCGGGAGCTGCCGAATGGGGCACCGCAGAGTGGGGCATAGCAGAATGGGGCGGCGGTCTTACTGTCCAAGAAAAGCGCGTACCAGGTAGTGGTACGGGCGAATACATCAAAGTTGGTTTCAGCACTCAAGTTAATGGAGAGGTGTTTGTGCTACAGCAACTCTCCTTGTACATGAAGCTCGGGAGGCTCCGGTGAGCGATTATAGCCAAATTACCTTTTTTACCCCGAAGGACGGCCTTGCAACGGGCAACCCCAACAAGATCATCTACGGCTCGGATGTTGACGCCGAGCTGAGTGCGATCAGCACGGCCATCGCCAGCAAAGCTGACGTGGATGGCGACGCTATCGGGGCAGGTACGCCTGCCACCGAGATCAATGTTGACAACCTGAAGCTGGACGCTAACAAGATCATCTCCACGAACACGGACGGCGACATTGAGCTGGAGCCGAACGGGGCGGGTTACGTCGTTATCACAAACGTAGACGTGGCGGCGGGGGAGATCGACGGCACGGTTATTGGGGGCAACAGCGCGGCTGCCATCACGGGCACGACGCTGACGGCAAATACGAGCCTTACGCTGGCCACGGGCGCTACGGTCACGGCTATCCTTGACGAGGATACCCTTGTGTCGGACAGCGCCACGGCGCTGGCTACCCAGCAGTCCATCAAGGCGTACGTGGATGCGCAGGTAACGGCCCAGGATCTGGACGTCACCACCGACTCGGGCACGATTGCCATCGACCTGGACTCCGAGACCCTTACGGTCGCTGGAGGCACGGGCCTTGATACGTCGGCTACGGGTAACACGGTCACCGTGGCTATCGACAGCACGGTGGCTACGCTGACGGGTACGCAAACCCTTACGAATAAGACCCTTACCTCTCCGGACATCAACACCCCTGATATTGACGGGGGCACGATTGACGGAGCCACCATCGCCACCTCCGACGTAACCGTCGGGGCGGGCAAGACGCTGGACGTATCGGCGGGTACGCTGACGCTGGCTAACGACCAGATCAGCGGTGACAAGATTGAAGGCGGCACCATCGGATCGGTAACGATCACGACAGCCGACATTAATGGAGGAACGCTCGACGGCGTGACCATTGGCGGGTCGAGTGCTGGGGCGATTACGGGGACGACTGGGCAGTTTAATACCAGCTTGAATGTTGACGGAATC